AATAAAAAAACTGAATCCGTACAAGCGCAATACGCCCCTGCCATTATGGACACAGCCTATGGCTATGGTTCATTTACTACAGGTGTTGGCAATTTCCCTGGTGGATTAGATCGTAATTTAGCAATGCAAGTACCTGCCGTTGCACGTTGCAGAAATCTTATAGCTGGTGTAGTTTCTTACTTGCCATTGAAGCTTTACAAAAAGTCAAATGGTGAGGAGTTGGGGAACCCTCTTTGGATAGAGCAGCCAGACTATCGGCAACCAAGATCCGTCACGATTTCATGGACTGTCGATAGTTTGCTTTTCTATAATTGCGCTTATTGGCGTGTTACGGAATTATACGCAGACGATTTAAGACCATCACGTTTTGAGTGGGTGGCAAATAACAGAGTTACATTTACAACAAATAAATTTGGTACAGAAATAGAAGAATATTTTGTTGATGGCATAAGAGCGCCAATGACAGGTATTGGAAGTTTAATTACATTCCAGGGATTAAACGGCGGTGGAGTTTTACAAAATGCAGCTCGCACAATTCAAAGCGCTTTAGATTTAGAAAAAGCAGCATCTGTAGCCGCACAAACACCAATGCCATCTGGTTACATTAAAAATACTGGCGCAGATTTACCAGAACAACAAGTATCTGGATTATTAGCACAATGGAAGCAAAGCCGTCTAAATAGATCTACAGCTTATTTAACATCTACATTGTCTTATGAAACTACAGGTTTTTCACCTAAGGACATGATGTATAATGAAAGTATTCAATTTTTAGCGACCCAAGTCGCCCGTGCAATGAACGTACCTGCATACATGATAAGTGCGGACATGAATAATTCAATGACATATCAAAATATTATTGATGGTCGCAAAGAGTTTGTAGCCTACTCATTACAGCCGTTTATTTGCGCTATTGAAGATCGTTTAAGTATGGATGACATTACTCCACGTGGGCATGTAGTTAAGTTTGCTATTGAAGAATCATTCCTAAGAGCAGACACAATGAAACGTTTAGAAGCACTAGAAAAAATGATGGCTTTGGGTCTAATTGATGTAGAAGATGCCAAAGAAATGGAAAGCCTAACACCTAACGGGAGAGAAACAGAAGATGAAACTTACATTCAGTAGCCAGGTAGAAGCCGCCGACGGCGAGCGTAGAGTTATTGCTGGCAAGATAGTGCCGTTTGAAAGTGTAGGCCACACTTCAGTTGGCAAAGTTGTTTTTGCTAAAAATTCAATAGAAATTGGCGATCCTGGCAAAATTAAAATGCTTATGCAACATTCAGCAGACCGACCAATAGGTCGTATGCAAAAATTTAATGAAGCAGAAGATGGTATTTACGCTAGCTTTAAGATTAGCGCTAGCATGGCTGGCCAAGAAGCACTCATTCTTGCAAGTGAGCAATTAATTGATGGCCTGTCTGTAGGTGTGGATGTAAACAAGTCAATACAGAAAAAAGATTATTTATATGTAACCAGCGCTACCTTACGTGAGGTCAGCCTAGTCGAATCTCCAGCCTTCGGAGAAAATGCGAAGGTAACTAAAGTTGCTGCTAGTGAAAACGAAGCAGAGGACACAAACCAAACAACAGAAAGCGAGGCTCCTGTGGAAGATTTAGCAACAGCGCCACAAGAAGCAAAGGCAGAGGCTGATACTCCTACAGTAGAAGCTGCTCGCCCAGTAATTACAGCACCATTAATTCAAACAAATCTACGTACGCCAATTACATCAATGGCTGCATACACAGAGCATAAAATTTTAGCTGCTCTAGGTAATGAAGATTCAAAGCTATATGTAACAGCAGCAGATTCATTCACAAATAACCCAGCATTTAATCCAACACAATACCTAACCGAGTTTGTAACTAACACTCGTTTTGGTACACCAACTATTGATGCTTGTAGTCAAGGTGTTTTGCCTGACACTGGTATGTCAATATCTGTGCCTTCATTAGTTACATCAATTGCAGGTGGTACAGGTGTAGCACCAGTAGTAACTGTAGAAGCCGAAGGTGGCGCAGTACAAAATACTGATATGGAAACTGCTTATTTGACTGGAACAGTTCAGAAGTACAGTGGCATGAATACGCTATCTGTAGAGCTATTGTCCAGAGCGGGGTATCCTGGCTTTTATGCAGAGTTAACACAACAGTTGCAAAATGCTTATTTGACAGCTATTGATACAGCTGCACTAACAGCTCTGTTAGCGGCAGGTACAAATGCCACTGCAGAAACAGCAGATAGCCAAGGTATTATTGATTATTCAGCTCAAGCTGCATCTTTAATTTACAAAAACACAGGTTACTTTGCACAGAATTACATTGCTAACCCAGCACAGTACCAAGCGCTATTAGGTGCTACTGATACTACTGGTCGCCCAATTTACAATGCGATTCAACCAATGAACGCAGCTGGACAAGTTGCACCATCTTCAATTCGTGGAAACGTGTTAGGACTTGATCTATACGTAGACAAGAACTTCACAGAAACTACATTCGATGATGCATCAGCTGTAATCCTTGCACCAGAAGCATTCACTGTATATCGCTCACCACAGGCATTCATGTCTGTAAACGTGGTATCGAATCTTCAAGTACAGGTGGCTATCTACGGCTTTATGGCAACAATCGCTAAAATGCCTTACGGAATCATCAAGTACGCAAAGATCTAATAACACAATAAATAATCTCTGGGGTTTAGTAGCCCTAGCCCCAGAGAGCTATTAGCAAAGGAGTAGAGATGCCAGCCACATTTGTTACAACAGCGGAATTGCGAGCGAATCTCGGAATTGGGTCTCTCTACTCTGATGCAACAGTAGAAGAATGTTGTCAATCGGCAGAAGACCTGATTAGCGAATACTTATGGCACAATGATGCCCCAGTAGTAGGCACAGCATTACAAGATAACGTGGCAACACTTATGCTGGCTAATCCAAACGCATTTGTAACAGGTCAACAAATAGTAGTAAGCGCTTGTGGTTCAACATTTAATGGCACTTACACAATCACTGGCACAATACCGCCAAGCACAGGCACTACTAATCTAATTCCAGTATTTATGTATCAATATGGCCAAGCCAATTACCCTAATGGTTATTCATTTGTGCAATATGCAAAAACAGCAGCTAATCAAAATTTTCATAAAGTAATACCTTATGGCAACGCAAGAGGCCCAGAACACAAGACCCAATCTTATGCGAGCACCCCTGCAATACGAGAAGCTGCGATGATAATTGCAGTGGACATCTGGCAAGCAAGACAAGTGAGCCAGACTGGTGGGGTAGGCATGGATGGGATCAGTGCCAGCCCTTATCGGATGGGTTATCAGCTGATTAACCGAGTGCGTGGTCTCATCCAGCCGTATTCAAGTCCAGCATCACTGGTAGGCTAATGGCTGCCGTAACTACACTTCGTGGCACACTTGCAACAGCTTTAACTAACGCAGGTGTCTGGTCAGTATTCTCATATCCACCAGCTACATTATTGGCTAACAGCGTAGTGGTTACACCTAGCGATCCGTATTTAGTGCCAAGCAATAACACACAAATAACAATATCGCCGCTGGCTAATTTTAGAATATTGATGGCAGTACCAGCTTTTGATAATCAGGGCAACTTAAAAGGTATGGAAGATTTTATAGTAGCAGTAGTAACTAAACTAGCAGCATCATCTTTAGTTATGAATATATCAAGTGTCTCCGCTCCAGCTATAACAAGTGCGGCAAGTGGAGATTTATTAACGTCAGAAATAACAGTATCAATCCTAACGAGCTGGAGTTAAAATGAGCAGAGAAGATGATTTAGCCTTCTTAATCAAGACAGGCCAAATAAAAGAAGAACCAAAAGGCAAAGCACAAACCAACAAGAATGACGAGGAGTAACAGTGGCAATTTACTTAAACAATAACGTGGGCATCAAGCTTGCAACCAACGGAGCGCCTACTACACCATCAATCGATATTAGCGACCTAGTATCTAGCGCTGTTATCAATCAAATCGTAGATGAGTTAGAAATCACAGCGTTTGGAGATACATCTCACCGCTACGTAGCTGGATTGCAATCAGGCACATTTACTATCGACTTTATGAATGACTGGGCTTCATCTGAGATTAGCCAGACTCTTAATGAGGCATTTGGCAAGACTCTAGCTGTATCAGTTATCACAGTTAAGGGCACAACAGTTTCAGCTGCTAACCCTACTTACCAATTCTCAATCCTTGTAAATAACCTAACACCAATTGGATCAGCTGGAGTAGCCGAAATTGCTACATCTAGCATCACATTTACTGTAAACTCCGCAATAACAGTATCGCCATCAGTGGCGTTCTAATTAAGGAGTAACAATGGCAAAGCTTATAGTTACAAGGGCTAATGGTGAAGTCACAGAACACAAGATAACACCAGGAATCGAATATAGCTTTGAGTTAAAATGGGGTTCAGGTATTAGCAAGATCTTGCGTGAGCATGAACAGCAAACTCATATTTACTGGTTAGCCTGGGAATGCTTGCGCAGATCTGGCGCACAAATACCTTTATTTGGCGCAGAGTTTATTGACAGTTTAGAAACTGTCGAGGTAGCAGACGAAGAAAAAAAATAATAAAGCGGGATTCTACTGCTTACGGCATAGCCACATTATCCGTAGAAACTGGGATACCGCCTAGCGAGTTTATTAACATGGACTCGGAAATGTATCGGGCAATTATTCAAGTATTGACTGATAGAGCAGAGAGGGTCAAAAATGCCAGTAGAGGTCGTAGGCGTTAAAGACGTACTCAATGGCTTGACTTTTATCGATGAAGATATGTATAGACGTGTTAAGGCCGCTGTAAATCCTTTAATGAAAGGTGTAGAAGCCAAAGCTAAAGGATTTGTGGCAAGCAATAATGATGTTTTGTCTGGCTGGACTAAGCCAATTTCATCCACTACAGATTATCGACCATTTCCTAAATATGATGAAGCTACTGTGCGTGGTGGCATTGGATTCAAAGAAGGTCAAAATCGTAGATTTAATAATGGTTATCAGGTAGAAAGTTATGTTTACAATATCAGCGCACCTGGTCGTATTTATGAAACCGCAGGTAGATTAAACCCACAAGGTAGAGCGCCATTTACTTCTGTTGCAGAAGGTGGCGGCACAATGGCATTTAAGCAATCAGGTAGCAGAAAAAGTAGAAGCAGATCTACAGCTGCATATAATTCTAATAATCCATTTGCTGGGTATCAGTTTGTTACTGACCTGCCAACCCTTACATCTCAGCCTAAAGTTAAAGGCGCTAGAGGTGGTGGTCGTAAGACCAAAGGCCGTTTAATCTATAAAGCCTGGGCACAAGATAGCGGCGACATTTATGGCGTAATATTAAAAGCCATTAACGCAACAGCCACACATTTTAACAAGACTACAGATAAGAAGGTCGCATAATGGCC